GACAGGGCGAACACCGTCCCGACCGGGCCTGAGGACGGCGCGATGGATGGCTGCGTCGTAAAGAGAGGCGCGGAAAGCGCCGCCGTCACCGTCGCCCCGGCCTGCGAGACCGCATCCGGCGCGACGCCATTCGCCGCCCGCACCGTCCAGACGAGATCGCCCTCTGCGGTCGACGTGTAGCTCGTCCCAGCCGGCGTCACATCCACCCCGTCGAGCGTCAGCACCCCGGTCAGCACCGGCGCCGGCGATCCGCCCGCGGTGCCCTCGGACAGGGCGAACACCGTCCCGACCGGGCCTGAGGACGGCGCGATGGATGGCTGCGCCGAAAAGAGAGGCGCGGCGGGCGCAGCGGGGTCTGCTGGCTGCGCGGCGGCCCAGCGCTCGCCAACGAGCGGCACGCCGACGGTAGGCGCCAGCAGCGCCATTACGGGTAGAGCGCGATCACGGCCGCGCTCCCGTCCCGCGTGACGCTGAGCGCCCAGGCGTTGAGACCCCAGACCGCGAGATCCTGCGGAGGCAGCATCCGGCCGGGACCGACGACAATCGCGCCGCCCGCATCCGTCGGCGCGATTGCCGACCATTTGACCATGATGTCGGCCGCGCCGCGGTTCTGGACGGCAAAACTCGGCGCCGGCCCGAGCGGCGTCAGCCGCGTCCAGGCGCCCTGCGGCAGCGCGATGTCTGCGACGGTGTTAGGCATCGGTTGTCTCCTGATGCGGCCTCTCGGCCTCGATGAGTGTGGTCAGCGCCCCGCCCAGACGGTGCTCGACGCGCACGATCCGCCAGGCGCCGTCGGCGAACGCGTCGAGGCCGGTAACAGTAAGCGGGCCATCCGCGACGGCCTCGGGCCGCGCGCGCGACAGCAGCAGGCTCAGCGTCGCCGAGGCGCGGCGGAATCGCCGCAGCCGCGTCCGCGCCGCGCGCACCGCGTCGGCCTCGGTCGCGTAGATCCGGCCGATCTCGTAGATCGGCCCCGCCGTCTCCGGCCCGCCGTCGCGATACCGGCGCTCGCCGAGGCCGAGATCATCGAGGCCGACCTCGACGGCCGTCTTCGAGGCGGCGTCGAGCCGCTGCCAGTAGGCGCGCACGGCCGCGACCGCCTCGCGATCCTCGATCGTCCACGACCAGCTCGACACGTCCGCCGCCGCGATCTCCAGCACCGGGATCGGCTCGCCATCGGCGGTCAGCGCGGCGCCCTCCTCGAGCAGCAGCAGCGTGCGGCCCTTGATCGTCGCGAGCGCGCCGGCCTCATCGGCGAGCCGCGTCAGCAGCGCCACGTCGCTCTCCTCCTGCTGCTCGACTGACGCCCAGACCGGCGCGTTGAACGCCGGCGCGACGCGCGATTGCAATCCGTGCGAGGCGGCGATCGACCGCGCGATCCCGCCGAGGCTGACGCCCGTCCAGGTCCGCGTGCGCGGCGCGGCGATCGCGCCCTCGAGCGGCGCCGCGCGCGCGACGATGATGAGCCGCCGCGGCAGGCCCTCGCCCCGTAGCGCCACCACGCTGTAATCGCCGAGCGCGGTCAGCCCGGTCTCGCGGTATCCGATCGCGACCGAGATCAGCGCGCCGCGCTTCGGGGCCGCGATCAGGTCGTCGCGGTTGTCGAGATCAATCTCCGCGGCGTCCGATTCGAGCCGCGCCTCGTCGGTGACGCGCAGCCCCAGCAGCCGGTCGCCGATCAGCGCCGTGATGTCGGCGCCGTCGGCGCGGATCTCGAACGCCGGCGTCATGACCAGAGCCTCACCGGCGCCGCGACGCCGCGCGGCGTCGGCGCCGGCACGCGCACGAGCAGCCCCGCCGCCAGCACCGGCCCGTGATCGGCCAGTCCCGGATTGGCCTCGAGCAGCGCCTCCGTCGCGCCGCCGCGCTCCGAGCCGTAGACGGCGCGCGCGATCGCGTCGACGACGTCGCCGTCCGAGGTCCGCCAGATCGCCGGGATCGTCTCCGGGGTCACGCCGCGTCCTCCCCGTAGGCCGCCAGCGACAGCCGGAATTCGATCCGACGGGCCGACCCGTCGGCGAAAAACACCGACTGGCGCTCGTCGACGCGCTCGATGACCCAGCGGCCCCAGACAAAACCGAGCCCATCGACGAGCATCAGCGGCTCGCCGCGCGCGGCCTCGGCGCGCATCAGCGGCAGCTGCGCCTGGCCGAGGACCGAGTATTCGTAGCCCGGGAAAATCACGCCATCGATGTCGATCCGGGCGACGTCAGGCCCGAGATACTGCATCGCCGGCTCGCGGCCGACGCGCGGCATCGGCGCCCAGCGGTGCTCGGCAGTGCGCCGGAAATCCTGATAGGCAGCCGAGAACACGGAGAAAGGGTACCTGCCGAGCCGCATCTGGATCCACGCGACCGTCACCATCAGGCGGTCCGCCCGAATCCGGGACGGTCGAAAAGATCGCCCGCGCCGCGCGCCTCGGCCCGCAGCCGGCGCATCACCTCGTCGGCGATCGCGCGCGGGTCCGACCCGGCCGGCGCGGTGATATTGATGTCGCGCACCGCCACCCCGCCGCCGTTGCCGCCGAACGACTGCCGCTCGATGATCCCGAAATCCTCTCGCGAGCCGAATACCGGCGGCAGCGCGCCCTCCGGCGTGATGCGCGGCGCGACGAAACCCTCTGGCGTCAGCGCGCCGCCGGTCCCGTCGCGGAGCGTCTTTAATCCCTCGTTGGTCGACGAAAAAAGGTCGTCGAAAAACTGTTTGATCGGCGCCCAGGCGGCGATTACCACCGACGCGGCCACGGTGAGCGCGGTGATCGCCCGGCCGAGCGGCGTCGCCCCGAACAGCAGGCCGGCCGCGAAAAACGCTAACCGCAACGCCACGATCGCCGCGGTGGTCAGGCCGATCGCCTCGACGAGCTCGCCGTTGCGCGTCGCCCAGGCGCTCAACCCGTCGAGCCACGGGCCGAGCCCCTCCGTCCCGCGCACGATCGCCGGCAGCAGCGCCGCGCCGAGCGTGACGGCCACCGCGGTCGCGCGGTTGCCGAGCAGCTCGAGCGCGTTCTCGGTGGTGCGCGACCGCGCCTCGAATTCCTTCTGCATCGAGCCCGCGAACAGCGTCTCGTCGGCGACGAGCCCGAACGCCTTTCGCGCCTGGTCGAGCGACCCGGTGAGCAGCGCGATCTCGTCGGCGTTTTCGCGCCCGAACAGGTCAGTGAGGATCCCCAGCGCGTCCTTGCTCGACCGCACCCGCTCCAGAAACGCCAGCAGCGCGCCGGACGCGTCCTCCCTGATCGCCTTGCCGAGCTCTCCGGCGTCCGTGCCGAGCTCGCGGAGCGCGGCCTGGAAATCCTTCGACTGCTTCGGCGCGGTCACGAGCCGCGACAGCATCGCGTTGATCGCCGTCGAGGCGCGCTCCGGCCCGAGGCTGAGCGCCAGGAACGCGGACGACAGCGCCGCCGTCTCCTCGGTCGCGAGCCCGAACAGCTGCGCGACGCCGCCGACCCGCGTCTCGACATTGGTGATGTCGCGGGCGGTCGACGCCATGTTGTTTGACAGGAAGTTGTTCGCGTCCGCCAGCCGCTCGACCTGATCCTGCGTGAGCCCGAACACGTTGCGCAGCGACGCCATCGCCTGCCCGGCCTCGGCCGCGCCGATGTCAAACGCGACGCCCATCTTGGCGGCCGCCTCGCCGAAGCGGACGAGCTGCGCGCGCTGCTCGTCGTCGGGCAGCGCGGAATCGACGAGGCTCGCCTGCCCGGCGGCCGCGACGATCGCCGCCAGCCCGTCCGCTGCGATCGGGATCCGGCGCGACAGCTCGAGGATGTCCGACGCGAGCTTCGGGATCCCCTCGTCGTCGTCGAAATCGACCACCTTCGCGACGTCGGCCATCGCGGCCTCGAACTCGATCGCCGGCGAGAGCGCGCGGCGCGCCGCGAACGCGATCCCGGTGAACGCCGTAGCCTGCCCGACCAGCGCGAGCCGCCTCTGGTTGGCAGCCGCGATCGCGCCGGGCGCGTCGAGCCCCGCGGCCTGACGCCCGAGCGCCGCCATCCCCGCCGAGACGCGCCGCAGCGGGCCGCTGGCGCGGTCCACGAGGCTCAGGAACATCTCGACGTTGAAACTCGCCACTCAGTCTCTCCTTCCGGCGCGCGCCCTGGCCATCTCGCGCCAGGCCGCTATCTCGGGCGGGCTCATCGGCCCCAGATCGGACGGCGGCCAGTGGAACACCGCCGCGATGTCCGCGATCGCGGCGTCGATCTCGTCAGGCAGGGTCAGTCCGCGGCCGAGCTCTCCCCGCCATCGAGCAAAAAATCCATCAGCGCCCTGACGATCGCGGCCTGATCGATCATCGGCAGCAGCTCGACCTGCGCGGCGGTGATCGGCGGCGTCGCGATGCGCGGGATCAGCCGCGCGCTCGCCGCCGTCGAGCCGCCGATCAGCTCGGAGAGGCTGATCCCGCGCAGATCGGCGCCGGTCGGCTCGCGCAGCGTGAAGGTCCTGACGGTCTTGCCGCCGACCGTGACGCCGTCGCGGAGCACCAGACTGGTCATCGCATCCTCCCTCAGATCGCCATCGCGGCGCGGAGCGCCAGCAGCTGATCGGTCCCGCCGACGATCCGGCGGCCGTTGCGCACGTCGATCTCGACCATCGTCTCCGCGTTGTGCTCGAGCCGGTAGAAATCCACCGCCATCGTCAGCGTCAGCGGCACCGACTGGCCGGCGCCGAACTCGCCCTGAGTCTGGCCGGTGATCCGGCCGCCGAGCGTGTAGGCGATCGAGTCGGCCTGGAAATCCTCCTCGCCGAGCGCGCCGGCGCGCAGCACGAACCGCTCGCGCGCGCCGAACTTTTGCAGGAGCGCCGGCGAGTGCTCCTGGAATTCGAGGCTCGCGGTCATGTCCTCGGTGCCGAGGTCGATCTGGACGGCGCCGTCCATCCCGCCGCCGCGGAACGACTCGGTCTGGAGCTTGAGCTCCGGCATCACGCCCTTGGCGACGATGCCGAAATAGCCGATCCCATCGACGAACGCGTTGAAGTTACGGATGGTACGCGGATAGCTCATTATAGCCTCCTAGTTTGTGGCCGCGACTTCGAGTGCGAGGGTCTCGAAATAGTCGCCGTTGCGATGCGCCCGGAACGTCAGCCGCTCGAGCGGAGGCACCGGTTCGATGTCAAAATCGAGGAAGATCTGGCCCTGCTGGAGCACCGTCTGGCTGTTGAGCTCCGGGTTGAACCACACCTTGCCGCCGAGTATCGCGCCGATGCCGACAAGGTCGTGGAGAAACGCCTGCACGCTGTCGCGGATATCGATGATGAGCTGCGCGCTCTGCGGCCGGTCCATCGCCCAGAGGTGCGCCCGCTCGATCGAGTCGTAGATGATGTCGGCGGTCCGGCGCACCGACAGGAAAGACCACAGCGGGTCGATCGCGGGCGTCCGGTTGCCCCAGAGCCGGTAGCCGTTCTGGTGGATGATCGTGGCGACGTTGCCCTCGTTGAGACGATTGGCCTCGGTCTGCGTGTCGGAGAGGCTAAAACCGATCGGCCGCGACACCCCGACGACGGCCCCGAGCGTCTGGTTCGAGGGCGAGTGCCAGAAACCCTTCTCGATGTCGCGACTGGCGAGCTCGCCGGCCGCGTAAGCCGACGGAGGCCGGACCACCACGCCGCCAGCGGTCGAGTCGAACACCTTTGGCCACGGGTCGACGATGTAGAGGCGGTCCGACCCGAAATCCAGGGCGTGCGCCAGCGCCTCGGCCTCGGTGGTGTTAGGGCCGTCGGCGATGACCACAGCGCGCAGCCGCTTCGCGATCGGCAGCAGCGCGGCGACGACGACGTTGGCGACCGCGCCGGTCCGGTCGCCCGTGAACCCGGGCGCGCAAAGGATCCGTGGCTGTTGCTGCACGACGGTCTGGGCGGTCAGCAGCGCGTGGACGCCGGTCTGCGCCGTCGCGTCGCCGATGATGTTGGCCACCGTCCCGGCCGGGTCGACCCCCTCGGCGACCCGCACGACGATCGCGACCGAGGCGCCCTGCGCGTAGAGCGCGTCGTAGGCGTCGCGCAGCGTACCCTCCGCACCGAGCGTCGCCGCCTGTACCGGGCCGGTGACGAGCACCGGCACGTCGAGCGGCCACGCGGCGGGCGGCGCCAGATCGGCGGTCCCGACGAGCCCGATGATCGACGAGCGGACGGTCCGGATCGGCCGGATGCCGTCGTCGATCTGTACAACCTCGATTCCGTGAAGAAATTCCATCGATCAGCCCTCCAGGCTCGCCAGAAACGCGTCGACCCGCCCGGTCGCGAGCGTGACGGCGGCGGTGATGTCCTCAGGCGCGGCGGCGGCCGCGATCGCCGCGGCGGCCGCGCGGCGGATCCCGCTCATCGTGGCCAGCGCCAGATACTGCTGCTGGGCCTGCCCGAGGATCGCGGCGACGCGCGCCGCCTCGGTCTCGCCGGTCAGCAACGTCTCGGCCGCGATCAGCGCGGCGTCCTCGGCCGTGCCCGCGCCGGCGTCGATCCGCGACGCGGCCGCGCGCCGTACCTCCCACCCGAACAGCTCGATCACAGGCACGCCGGCCGTGAACGGCGTCGCCATACGCTCGAGTGTCGCCTCCACCTGCCGCAGCGCGCGGGCGCGCAGCACGGGCAGATCGGCCGGCGTCAGCGCCGGCGCGAGGGCGCCCGCGTCCACGCGCCAGGCGGAGCCGTTGGCGAGTAGCGCGACGCGGTCGGCTGAGTTGATCGCGATCCACGGCGGCGGCGTCGCGTCGCCGTTGATCGCGGTGTCGTAGAGCCCGGTCACCCGCCCGCTCACCGGGTCGTAGGTCGCGCGGATCGTCATCGCCGTCCCCCCCTCAATGCCCGACCGCCGCCCAGAACGCCTGCCCGGGCGGGTCGCCGCCGGAGTCGGGGTTGTAGGCGCGGATCGAGATCTGCGAGCGTTCGAGGGCGGATGTCGGCCCGCCCTCGGCCATCGCGCCGACCACGGGAATTCGCGAGTTGTCGGTCGTCACGAAATACGCCGTGGCCAGCTTGGTCAGCACTTTCGTGGGAAAAGTGATGGGATAGAGCTGCACGACGGGCACGATCGACGCGTCGACGATCCCCCACTGGATTATGAGCCCGGAGCCGAGCGTGACGTAGCCCGGCGACGTGAACACCCCGCCCGATTGCAGCCCGGTCAGCGCGTCGGCGACCGCCTTGGTCGTCGCGACGAGCGACGCCGATCCGCCGCCGATCACCTGGCTGGGCGCGAAATTTTCCACCAGCGCCAGCCCGACATCGGCCTTCGTCGTCGCACGCGCGCGCAGCGTCGTGTAGTCGCCCGTCTTGAGCGCGTAGAGATTGCCGAGGTTCGCCGACAACGCGTTGAGACTGTCGAGCAGCCACCGCGTGCGGTTGCCGAGCTGCTTGAGCGCCCGGTTGCTGACGCCGTCCTCGCCGCCCACGACCGGCTCATTGGTCTCGATCCGCGTGATGGCGGCCGGATAGACGCTGGTCTCGATCAGATCGGCCATCTCAGGTGACTCCGTGATTAAAGGCGCCGTCGTAGTCGCCCGCGCCGTCGTAGAGCAGCGGCGCCTCGACGAAATTGAGCTCGACCAGGTGCGATCGCGCCGGCGCCGTCAGCGCGAGCGACGCGCGGATCGCGTCGGCCTGCCTGTTTGAGATCAGCTGCGACACAAACACCCGGTACTCGGCCCAGTTGCCCTCCTGCCCGTAGGTCTGCGACCCGTCGTAGAGCTGGGCGCCGTTGTAGCGGTTGGCGCCGAATCCCTCGACGATCGTCACATCGCCGAGCCCCATCGCGGCGATTGCCCGCTCCACCGAGCGCCGCGAGCCCTTGATCCGGTGCACGTCAAGCGACTCGGCGATCACCTCGCGCTTGACGACCTCCGGCCAGCCCGCGTCCCAGACGTCGACCGACAGCGCCCAGGCGAGCCACGGCAGCAGCGCGGCCGGGCAGCGCTCGGGCGACCACAGATCGCGCACCGGCACCGCCACGTCGTGGCGCGCGCCGATGGCGTCCGCGAGCGCGGTCTCGAGCGGCGTCGCGTTGGGGGGCAGCAGCGCGGCGCTCATCACGGCGCCTCCGTCAGCGTGACGGTCGTGACCCGCGGCGCCTGAAGCGGCGTCGCCGCGACGTCCACTGCCGGCGCGGTCAGGACGACGTGATCGACGCCCTCGACGTGCAGCGCGGCGATGATCGCCGAGCGGTAGAGCGATCGGCCGAGTCGGCGATCGCCGGTGGTCAGCGCGGCCGCCGCCGCCGAGGCCGCCGCGAGCGTCGCCTCGCTGCCCGGGCCGGGCTGGATCGTGAGCTCGGCCGCGATCGGCACGTCGATCACCGCGGCCGCGCCGACGAACACCGTGTCGTTGAGCTGGCGCACCTCAGGATCGGTCAGCGCGATCGTGACCGCCGTCAGCAGACCCGCGTCCGGCACGCCGTCGCCCTCGCGGCTCAGGATCGTCACGAGCACGTCGCCCGGAATCGGCGAGGTGATCGCGGCGTCGGCGACACGCGGGTCGGCGCCGAGCGCGAAAAACAGGTAGCGGCCCACGGTGCCCGCCGCCGTCGCCGCCTCGAGCGCGAGCTGGACGCGCCGCCGCAGCGCCGTGTCGGTCTCCAGCGTCGGCGCGACCGGCGGCGAGGCGTCAGGGTCGCCGGGATCGATCGTCAGCCGGCCGACCGATAACAGCGCCGCGAGGTGGTCGAGATCGGCGCCCGTCGCGCTCGCGAGCATCACCGCCCGCGCCGCGTCGTTGACGCGCGCCCGCAGCAATGTCTCGCGGAACGCCGCCACCTCGAGCAGCTTGACGATCGGGTCGCTCTCGACGAGCGCGTCGAACTGCGGCCACCGCGCGATAAAATCGGCCTGGAGCGCCGCGAGCGCGGCCTCGAAATCCAGCGCCTCGATCACGTCCGGCGGCGGCAGGCGCCCCAGATCGACGGCGTCGAACGCGCTCATCGCGTCACCTGGATCAGCACGCCGGTGTCGGTCTGACGCCCGTCGGAGACCCCCGACAGCGTGACCTGGACGGCGCCCTCGCGCGTGGCGTCGGCGACCTGGACGCGGCGCAGCGTGTAGCGCGGCTCCCACTTGCCGATCGCCTCGGCCGCCGCCATGAAAAAATCGACCACGGTGCGCGGCGAGAGCGGGGCGTCGATGATGCTGCCGAGATCGACGCCGTAGTCGCGCCGCATCACCCGGCTGCCGATCGGCGTGCTCAGCAGATCGCCGAGCGACTGCTCGAGATGGGCGTCGCCGCCGATCGGCTTGCCGGTGATGCGGTCCGCGCCGATCACGAGGCCGCGCCCTTTCCGGCCGGCTTCGCGGGCTTCGCGGGCCGGACGTGCTCGTATTTGGCCTGCGCCGCGGTCAGCGGCACGACGTCGCCCGGCTGGCGCAGCCGCCCGCCGATCCACGTCGTCTTGGTCACGATATAATCGTCCATCTCAGGTCTCCGTCATTTCTGGGGCTCGCCGGTCAGTCCGCCGCCCGGCTGCACGCCGGTGTTGAGGTGATGCGCGAGGCTCACGGTCTCGCCGGTCACGTCGCCGGTCGCGTCGATCCGGCCGGTGACGGTCACGTCGCCGGTGATCGTGATCCCGCCTGGCGCCGTTATCGCCAGCGCGCCGCCTGCGGGCAGCGTGGCCGAGAGGCGGTGCGCGGCGCGGTCGTACTCGATCACCGCGCCGTCGGCGTAGACGACGCGGTGGACGTCGGCGCGGTCGGCCGGCGCCGGGCGCGCGTCCGACCACAGCCCCGCCAGCACGATCCCGAGCTCGGTCCGGCCCGCCGGCGTCAGCACGACGACCTGCTCGCCGGGCTCGGGCGCCCACCAGGCGCGATCGCCGCCGGCGCGCTGCGCGAGCCACGGCAGCCAGCCGGTCGTCAGCGCGCCGATCGTCACGCGGACGCGGGCGGCAGCAGCGTCGAGCTCGGCGATCGTGCCGATCCGCACCGCCTGACGGCTGCGCCGCTCCAGATCCGCGAGCTCCGGCCGGATCATGCCCCGTCCCCCGACACCAGCACGTAATCGTCAACGTGATCCGGGCCGATGTCCGGCGCGAGCCCGGCATAGATCGACGAGGGCAGCGGCTCGCCCGGCGCGGGCGTCTCGAGCTGCACCGGCTGCGACCACGTCACCGCCCAGAGCGCCACGCCGCTGTCGCGCGCGCCACCGGAGTAGAGATTGCGCGCCGCCACGGCCCGCGCCTGGCCGAGGCACGTCTCGGCCCAGCGCCGGCCGGGCACGAATTCGAGCAGCCGCTGGACGATCGCGAGCGCGGCGTCGGCGGCGGCGAGCTGCGGCGCGGGCCGCGTCACGACAAACGCGGCGAGGTCGATCTCGCGCCACAAGACCGGCCCGCCCGCCTCGGTCCCCTGATCGATCCCGAGCGCCGCGACGCGCACTGCGGGCGCGCGCGCCATGAACGCGCGCAGCTCGTCGAGGTCAAATCGCCCCGGATGCGCGGCCGCCTCGCGCAGATCGGGCATCTCGGCGTGGATCAGCCCGGCGATGACGCCCGGCAGCCGCGCGAGCAGCGTCGGATCGCTCATCGCAGCCTCCGCGAGACGAACGCGTCGATCGCGTCGACGATGTCGGCCTCGTCCGCGGCCGAGACGCCGAGATACGGGCGCGCCGGGAGCCCGGGCTTGCCGACGTCGGCGCCGCCGAACTGGTGGATCGCCGCGTAGACGAGATTGGAGCCGACCGCGACGCCGCCGGCGCGCGTGTCGAACGCGATCGAGTCGAGCAGATCTCCGCGCGACTGGAGCAGGCTCTGCGCGCGGCGGCGGGTCCGGGCGTAGCGATCGGACCACGGCGCCCAGGCGGCGCCGTCTGGCCCCGACTTCTCGTCGCCGATCCGCCGGCGCGCGCCGCTCTCGAGGATCGCGCCGATCGCGTCGAGCAGCGACCCCGAGCGCAGCAGGTCGAGCGCCGAGAGCCGTCGCGCGGCGGCGGCCAGATCCGGCGACTCGAGGCGCAGCGTGACCCCGGTCATCAGAGATCCCTCGTGGTGTCGCGCGAGAACAGCCGCGGCGGACCGCTGATCACGATCGGCTGCGGCCCCTGGCCCAGCGTCGGATCGTCAGGATCGGCGAGCGGGTCGGGCGGCAGCGTCAGCGCCGCCTTGCCGTCCGCGATCCGGCGCAGCATCGCGACGGCGTCCTCGTAGCGCGTGCGGTGCTCGTCGGTCCGGACCCCGGCGTCGAGCACGAGCCGGTAGAGCGCGATGTCGACCGCGATCTGGACGAGCTGGACCGGGGTCGACGCCAGCGGCAGCGCGTAGCGCGCGCCGATGTGGAGGTCGATCTCCGAGGACGCGCGCTCGAGCGCCGCGGCGACCGACGCCGGATCGGCCACGCCGTCGCCGTCGCGGTCGGCCGCCACGGCCAGCGCGTCGGCCGAATAGATCGCCTCGATATCCGCCTGGGTCGCGTAGGCCACGTCGCCTCCAGCTGTTAGTGGATCGTCTCCGCGGCGTCACACCGCGCGCACCCGTCCTCGATCTCGTCCGCCGCGCGCCTCAGCAGATCGACGATGTCGCCGAGCTCCGCGCCGCGCTCGATCGCCGGCGCCACCAGCGCGACGAGGCCGTGGCGCACGCGCTCAAGCTCCGCCGTCACCCGATGCCTTTCCGCGCTTGCCGGCCTTCGCGGCGGGCGCGTCCGGCTTCGCGCCGGTGTCGTCCGCCGAGTCGGGCGCATCCGCCGCAACGTCGGTGACGACGAGCATCGCCTCGCCCCGCCACGCGGCCGCCTGCTCCGGGGTGTAGCTGCCCTCCGGCCAGCGTGTCTCCGCGGCCGGATGCGCGACGCCGCCGCGGCGGAATCCGTCGCGGAGCGCCCTGACGATCAGCCCGCCCATCACGCGAGCCACGGCACGGTCAACACGTCGAGCCGCTGGAATGTCGGGTTCGAGCCGCCGGTGTCGTTGAGCATCACCTTGATCGTCTTGGTCGCCTCGGCCTCGAGCGACGGCGGCACCACGAGCAGATCGGGCATGACGCCCATCGGCGATCCGCCGTCGCGCTTGACCGACATCATCGCCTCGATCGCGGCGAACAGATTGTCGCTGTTCAGCGCCGCGGCCGAGCGGTGCGCGAGCTGCCACAGCCCGAACCCGACGTTGAACCGCGTCGAGGAGCCCCAAAGGAACTCGTTGTTGAGAAACACGTGGTCGGAATTCGACGGGTCGAATTTGGTCTCGAACTCGGGCGCCCGCCGACTCTGATAGATCAGCGGCTTGAGCGGCCGTTTGGTCGCCATCACGTACCACGGCGTGCCGGCGCCGGCGGTGATGTTGGAGACGCTTACGGGCACGCCGGTGCCGTCGGCGTTGGGGTAGACCGGATGATCGGTGTCGAAGAAAAACTGCCCGTCATATCCGACGGTCGCGTTGCCCGCCGCGAGCATCGGCCACAGCACCCGGTCCGGCTGCTCGGCGGCGTCAGCGCCCATCTGCTGGAACAGCGGGCCGTACGTGTTGTGCTCGTCGTCGTTGATCTCGTCGCGCGAGATTCCGACCGTGGACTCCCACGTCTTGTTGACGATCTCGTAGGCGGTCGCCGCCATGTCCTTGATGACGCGCGGCCCGATCCACTCGCGCATCGCCGGGAATCGCGACAGCCAGGCGTAGGTGTTCTTCGCACTCGTCGACGGCACCTGCGTCGCGACCCGGTCCCACAGCGTGGTCGAATTCGCCAGCGACGCCTGGAAGTCGCGGCGGTAGGCGGTGTTGAGCGCCGTGATCAGCGCGGGGGTGATGGCGGCCATCAGCGGGTCTCCTCAGCGCGCGCGCGGGCGAATTCGGCGCGGTCAATCCCCATCGCGGCGCACGTCGCGATGTCCTCCGGCGTCAGCCCGTCCGAGGACTGCGGCGCCTTTTTCGGGCGGTCAGCCGGGGCGACGATCGCCGGGGCGGACGCGATCATCGCCTCGAATTTCGCGAGCCCGCCCTCGGCGCGGCACGCGTGGACGTAGAACTCGCGCGAGGCGGGCGCGATCTTGCCGGCCTCGATCGCGGCGTCGAGCGCCGCGTCGATCGCCGCCGTCGCAGCCTCCTCGCGGATCCGCGCGATCTCGGCCTCCGCCGTGCCGGCGCGCGCGAGCGCCTGGTCGAGATCGGCGCGCGGCGCGAACCGCGCGAGATCAGTCGTGTCGTGCCGCCGCAGCGCGGCGATCGCCGCCTCGATCTCGGCCTCTCCGGCCGTGGCCGGCAGCCCGGCCGCTAGTGCGAATCGCGAAAGATCCATGTCGTCGTCCTCTTTCTTGCGGCTCAGCGCCGCCAGTCGCAGCGCGGGCGTGTTGGTCAGCCCGGCGGAAAAGATGGCGGTTATCTCGCCGGTCGATTTCGAGCTCGCGAAAGCCGGCGAGATGTAGCGGTACGCGCGCGAGGCGACCGCCTCCCGCCCGGCCTCGGTCCAGTCGACGCGCGCGAAGATCGCGCCGTCGCGCACCTCCATCGCGCGGATCCAGCCGACCGCCGGCGCGGCCTCGCCGGCCGCCCCCTTGATCTGCGTCGCGTGCTCGAGGTCGACCGGCAGGTCGGCGCCGTTGGACGCAAACGCCGCGACAACCGCCGCCGGGTCGCTCAGCCGCCAGCGCCGGCCGTCGCGAGCCACGATCTGACCGGCCGGCATCAGCTGCACCCAGTCGGGCGCGCCGTCCCGCGCGGCCGCGATCCGGATCCCCTCGCCCTGGCTGCGAGCGGTCTCCGCGCCGGCGCCGACGGCGTCGCGCAGCTCGCCGATCGGGATGTCGAGCACCTCCGCGAATCCGCGCAGTCGCTCGACGAGCGCGGCCTCCGCCTCCGGCGTATCGGCGCGCGCGCCGATCGCGGCGCCGAGCAGTGGTGAGAGTCTGGTTTCCATCGCCCGAAAATGCCGCGCGCGCGCGAGCCGCGCCATTCCGGCAGGCGTCGGGCGGCGGCGGCCGCTATCGCTCTGGGAGCGTCGCTGGCGGCCGACTCGTCTCCGTGCCCCGCAGATGCCCGAACGCGCGAGATGGCCGTTTTTAATTGACTTAATCGAGGTTTTAATAGGGGTCGCCGGCTCTCACCGCCCGGAGGTCCCGTTGTCCTCGCTCCAGCGTCGTCGCGCGGCGGCGAGGCCCTCCGCCGTGCCGCGCCGGAAGCCGTCGAGCCGCAGCTCGTCGCCGGCGCGGTTGCGCCGCACGTCGTAGCGCCACGGCTGGCCGTCGATC